TGTTGGTGCGCCTTTAGCTCCAGGTTTTCTCATAGTCTCACCTGAACCGGCTTTGATTCTTTTACGTTTAGCTTGAATGTTTGCGTATAGTCCACGTTTTGCCATGTTATTTCTCCTCTAGTACTTTGTTGCAATCTAAACAATACTCCACTACTTTTTTAGTATGAGTATTTAAATGCTGACACACAGATTGTGTTGTGCAAGCACATCTTTTTCCAAAGATTTTTTCAATAAGTTTTTTAAGCATTTTTCTTTTTAGTTTTAGGTATAACACCTTTAGCCATTAAGATATCTTTTTTAGTGATTTTGCCGTCACCTGAATGATCTGGAAATTTACTTTTCTTTTTCATTTTCTTTTTAACAGATCCACCTTTTTTATACATAGCTCCGCCTTCCATACCCATATCAGATGGATAGTAACCAGAAGCCATATCTTTTCTTGCCATAGATGGATTCATAGAACCGCCCATGTTTTTTTTAGCTCTTCCGCCATTCATTAATTTTTGTCTGTTCGGATTTGTCTGATTGTTATAATTTCTATTTGACATTATTTCATCACCTTTCCACCACCACGTAGTGCTTTACCTATTGATTTTGGTTTACTTTTTCCACCAGATTTATAACCAGCTCTTCCGCCAGATTTTAAAGCATATGATACATTTCTGTTTTTTGGATTACCGTCTCCATACATATTTCCAGTTGCAGGCATTTTTCTAGCTGTTTTAGTAAAAGGACCGTAGTCTCTCATATCAGATTTGTCTCCACCTTCTGTTTCAAGAAATGCTTTATTTTCTTTTCTGTTTTTCATTGCATTTGCTGCAAGTAGTACGGCACCAATACCTGCTGCAGGTTTAGCAACTTTTTTTAAAGTCTTTTTAATTTTTTTTAATATTCCCATAATCTTATCTCCTTAATTACTTATTCTTTATCAGATGTGTAGCCTTAAGTCCATAGACACTCGCAATTACTCCGACAAAAATTGTTTGATACCATAACGGTAAATTTCCAAAGTGGACGAAGAATAACTCCATTTTTTCCATATGTACAGGATTATCTGACCATACTGACCATCCCAACATTACGATAGGGACCGAAAGTAAAAGCAAAATAAATTCGTCTTTCCAATCTGATTGTCTAGATTCTAAGAGTTTACCTTGGTAAGCTTCCTTACCTTCAGCCATCCTAGATGCATGCATTAACTGAGCATCAGACATAGCCATCTTAGTTCTCTGTTTGTTAGCGTATATTTTACTACCCGCAGAAACGGCTAATTTAATTGCCGATAACCACATGAGTTAGTACCACTTAACGGAAGATTTCTTTGAAGCAAGCATTCTCTTTTGGCCACCAACTTTATTAATAGTCGGTTGTCCTAAAGGTGCTTTAATCTCTACTTCTTTTGAAAATCCATCTGAATTAATATTACATGTATTAGTTCCATCCGCTCTTGGTGTATCTGATACAACTGGTCCAACGTAGTTTGGATTGTTTTTTGTAAAAAATGTTTTTGGTTTCATATTTTTCTCCTAAGTGATTATTATATACTATCTTCGAGGACCTTTCAAGATCCTAACATCCATTTGTTTCATAAGGTCATTTTCTCTTTTAGAGTCAATACCCATCTGTGTTTTTTCCAAAGAAGTGTCTGCTCTAAGCTCTGCTAACTCTTCATTTTGTTCTAATTTCTCGTCAAATTGTTGTTGACCCATCATTTGCTTAGATCTATCCAGATTTATTCTCTCTTCAGACTCTTTTCTTTCAGCTTCGTCATTCATAGCCTTTAAATCTAGTTCTCTAGCTTTTAATTTAGCAATTGGGTCTCCACCATACTCTCCAGTAATTTTTGCTTCTTCATCTTTAAACTCTTCAGTTGATTCTGCAATTAATTTAGCTTTTCTAGACTCTAAACTCATTGATAAAGACATCATCTGTTGTTGCATTTGCGGATTTTGCGCCATCTGAGGATTTTGTTGCGCCATTTGTTGCATTTGCATTAATTGTCCTATCTCTTCTCTAAATTCTACCTCTAACTGCTCTTGTGCCATCAAAGAAATGTGTTCAAAGATGTTTTTTTCTAAAGTTGCCATCACTACCGGTGAATTTCTTGCAACATTACTTGCCATAAAGTTTAAATGGGTTGTGATATGCGCTTGATGGTCTTGACCTTTGAATGCTTGGAACGGTTTACTAGACATTGCTAAAATATTTTCAGTAGCAGGATCCATTGGACTAGGTTCTTGTGGTGGTGGTAAGATTGCATCAATATTTTTTACACCAATTGCTTCATACATGTGTCTGTATGCTTCATATAAATTATGCATTTGTGGATTAGATTGAGCTAACTGTAATTCTGTTTGTGCCATTGATATTCTTTGCGATTGAGAAAAAATATTAGGATCAGCTACAGGAATAATATCTACCTTGTCATCAAAATCTTGAACTTTAATATTTTTTTGTCCGCCGACAACATCGTATGGATATTCTTGGGGTAAATAAGTTTTAAAAACTCCAGCTAATAAATTAAATTCACTCTTCATAGCCACATACAATCTTTTATGTATGGCTGACATGACCCTAGAGCCTCGCTCTAACAGGGCTATAGTCGTCCCAACAGCTGCTTGCTGGTTGCCGTCCCCGACTTGCATGTCAGCGATGGCGGCAAATCTTTGCCCTGCCGAAACCACCGTACCCATCAACTGCAATAAAGTCTGTGAAGGTTCTTTAAATGGTAAAGGCATAAATGCATCTTTGATGTTTCCACCAGGTGCATCGACATCTCTGAATTCGCCAGGCTGTATTGACTGAGCCTCATCTCTAACACGTATTCCACGTTGTTTAAATCCTGAAGGCAAGTTACTTAAAGTACCTGCGTCCAATAATTGTCTTAATGCAGTGGTTGCTGTTCTAGACAGTCCACCGATCATATGAATTAAACCAAAACCATAAAAACCCATTCCAGGTAAAAATTTAAAATGCACAAAGTAATCTTGTCTTTTTTTAGTAGGATCTCCTACCGCATAGTTTCTTCTAATTGATAATATTTCTCTACTTGCAAGTTCTATTGTTACAATATATGGAAGTTTAATTCCTGTGTCTTCTCCAGTAGAATCCTGGTCTTCAAATCCTTCAAGATCTAAATCAGTGTGTATTTCTAAAATAGTAAAGATATCTTCGTCTCTAGTTCTTTTAACACCTTCTAGTTCTCTTTCTTTTTTCTCTACTTCTGTTTCTTCATTGTAGCCAGGTGAAAGTTCTACATCAACATAGAAACCTGCTACTTGTTTTTTTCTTAAATCATTCTCTGACATTTTAATGACATGAATAATAGCTTCTGCATCTTGCAATGAAGTTGCCGTATAGGGAACTAATAGGTCATCAGCTGGGACAAACTTTGAAACGGCTCTTCCAAGTAGTTCATCGTAATAAACTTTCTTAAACGAAGAGCCGCTAAGAGGGAGATAAAAAAGCATTTGATCGAACTCGGGTTCATACTCTTTCATCACGTCCATGAGTTGATAGTTCATGAATTCTTTAACACGTTGTGCTTGGTCTTCTTTTGCTCTGTTCATTAACCCAATAGTTTGAGTATGTACTGGTCCAGTAGCTGGTAGTAATTCTTTGTAAGCTTGCGCTTGAAATTGTGTAACCGCTTCCGCTAAAACTGGGTGAGTTGCACCACTAGCTCCTTGAAAGGGTTGAGTTGGGTTTTCATATTTAAATCCTAAAAGGTCTAAACCTTTTGTATAACTATCTTCCCAATCTTTTCTTGCTGATTTATATGTTTGATAATTTTCTGCAAGTTCTGAACCTAATTTTCCTAAAACAGATTCAGGTAATAATTCTGCTAAGTTATCTCCGTGAGCTTCTCCACCCTCTTGATTAACTGCTGCTGGGTCAAAATTAATTGTAGCACTACCATCCTCTTCTTGGACAATATCAATATCATCAGGACCAACTTGTTCTTCAGCTGTTTCCTGCTCTATTTCTGTTACTTCTTCGTCGCTAGGTATTTTAATTTCAGTCTCTACGTTTGGTAGAGCTTTGTCCATATCTGCCATTTAATTTCTCCGAGTTCTTTATTGTTGTACTTTGTTTTTCAGGAACATTCAAGCCTTGTGGGTCTGGCCCCTTAAGTGGTGGAATTTGATCACGTTTAACATGTTGCATATTTGCAACAAGTGTTTTATTTTTAACCGTCATCGAATAACCCCCTTCCTGCTTTTTTGTTTTGATACATCTCATATCCACTAATACCAGCAGATAAAGCAAGACCCGGTAATCCGAATCTTCTAGATACTGTTTTTAACATTGTCGGACTTATACCTAATCTCATTATATTTGAAACTGCAGGTGATGCAAATCTTGTTGCTTCTTTTGATAACGGTCCTGCAAAAGCTGCACCTAAATAATTTATTGGGTTAGTTGCAATATCACCAATTGAATCTCCTTGAGCAAGTTGTTGACCAATGTATAATGGTTCAAGAGCTAACATTCCTAATGGTGTTCCCGTAGCCGCGAGTCCTTTTCCAAGTAAACCTTTTAATGGTCCTGTTGCAGCTCTAACTGCTCCAGCCCCTTGTCTCTTTCTTACTTCCATTAATCGTTTACCACCGGGTATCATACCTGCAGCAACCGTGGCTCCTAGAACAGGCAACTGGGCACTTGATGTTATACCCGGATCAGTTTTTTCCATTACTGGTTCTGTTACCATATCTATTAACATATTCTTTTGTTGGTTCTCATCTGACAAATAACTTGTTGGATCATCGGATGTAAATTGTTTTACAAGTCCTGCACCGGCTGCACCTACTGCAGCGAACGCTCCAAACCTTCCACCTTTTTTGGCAACGTTTAAAAATTTACTGGCTGCAGATTTAACTCTATTAAAAGCTCCGGATTCCTCAGGTAGCTTATTTACTTCTTGAGCAAACCCTTTAGGATTTTTATCAAAAGCTTCTCCTACTTCTATCGCACAATTACTTCCATTAGCAAAAGCTATTCTACCACCGTCTGCTTTTCTTTTTGCAACACTAGGAAGATTACAAATTGGACTGTTTGGTACCGTTGCTTCTTGTAAAAATAAATTTCTTGCTTTTGTAGATATTTCTTCAGAAACCAACTTTCGTTCATCACCAGTCATGTTTTTATAAATTTTATTTTCACCTTCCAGACCTGCAATAGAATTTTTATAATTTCCTGCTTTAGGTTTAAACTCACCCGTCTCAGAATCAACTTGAAAATATCCAATATCACCCTTGTAACCAGGACCTAGCTTCTCAATAGCATTTTTAACATTTGCTCTTGCCTTACCGTTTTCTATTTCTATTAATTCTTTGTAGTTTTCAGGTTTACTATTAAATAAACGTTCTTGTTCCTCAGCGATTGTTTGACCTATTCTATTAAACCCTATTAATTTGTTATTTTTTTTCGCATCAATAATATTTGTAATCTTTGTCCCAGGTTTGTAAGATTCAATTATTGGATAAACATGACCAAAGTTTTTACTTATATCTTTACCACCTTTGACTGATATTTCACCACCTTGTGCAGGACCAATTTTTCTCTTTCGTTCTAGTCTTCCGGCTACTCCTACATCTACAATTTGTTTCGGCCCAGTTGCTGGAAATTTTAAACCCGATAGTCTCGACTCATGTACAGTAATTAATTCTGGAGTGCCTTTAGTATGCACACTCTGACTTGTAAGATCGGCTGCAGTTTGTTTAAATAATTTTCCGTTTATTTTAAGTTGTGGTGCATCATCAATAATTTTTTGAACTTCCGTCACTTTACGTAAAGGTTGAAATTGATTGCCACCTTTTGTTTTTACATAAACAATTCCATTAGGGGTTCCTTTTTTATATATAAATCCTTTTGATTTATTATACACAGGACTTGTTTCGTTATACACACGAGGTGTAGAGTTTAAATTTTGTTCTGTACGAATATCAGAGGCTTTATAGCCAAGAGACCTTCCCTCAGAAATCGTTGGCAAACGCCTGTTCTCTATGATGAAAGTTTCAAAATGTTTTTTATCTAAACTTTTTTTTAAATTACCTAAATCTACAGTATTTATTTTAAAAACATTTAGTCCCTTATATTTTTCTTTTGAAATTTTGTTTAAAAGTTCTATGCCGTAGATCTTAATGTATTTCTCAAGACCTATTTTTTTCTGTTGTAGATTGAATTCTGCCGAAGCCATTACAGCTCCAGGATTTTAGCTAGTCCGCCTTGTGCATAACCGGCTCTACCGCCATCAGCTAATTGATCTACGAACTTTGCCGTCATAGCATCAAACTCGGGTTCATCTGGTCTATAACCTTTGACATCTTCAACGTTGTTCATAATTCTTTTTGTAAATATTACCATCTCTTCGGATGACGCATTGTTTGGAATCATCTCAGCGATTCTTGGACCAAAATACTTTTGTACTAGAACTAATGGATCACCCATTGCTCCGCCACCACCTTCCATAATATATTTCATATCTTGTGCTGACATAACATCATTTAAAGTAGTTGATGGTGCTTCATCTCCGACCTTTAAACTATTAATTAAAAACTCTCTAGCGGATGCAGTCTTACCCGGAAGATCACCCTTCTCAACAGTTGCCATGATCCCCGATGCCCTATCTTGTGCAATACTTGCATCAATAGCTTTGGGTGTCATTCCTACATCATCTAAAAGATTGTTAACCCTTTCTTCTTTGCTAAGTGCTTTAAAAGGGTTACCCACATTTGCACCACCTAAAAATTCTTCTGCATCGGCTCTGTTGACACCTGCTGCTGCATCAGTTAATTGTCGTTCCCCGATCCCTGATTTAGCTCTCAATGAATCTATACCCGCGCCACCCATGTCAACGACATTAGTGGGGTTCAATGATTCTTTCATTGTTATTAAATTTTTTTCTAATTGTTGTAGTTGGAAACCATCTAACTTATTGCCTGAAGCATAACCTATTGAAGCCTCAATATCTGGTAAAACTTTTTGAGTACCAATAGCTAAAAATGATTCTGGGTTAATGTCTTTTTGAAATAGCATACCATCCTTGGGTCCTGTTCCCAGGAAATTTACATTTGATTTAGTGCCTATACTATTAGATATGTTAGCACCTAGTTCTTTTCCTAGTTGAATGATTCTGCTTAGTATTCTTGGATCAGCCATAATATTTTATCTCACCTTTAATCAACGGTTCATCTTTGTAATCCTCAGGGTGACGAACCATACCACCTTGTCTAATTCTCATGATAGCTTGTGTTGTGCTATCCACATAGTCATCATGCTCTCCAAACGGGAAAGCCGCACATTCCTCCACGACCTCTTGTGCAAAGTGTTCATGCAAAGGTGCCCAGATCTTGCCACTCTCAAAAAGAGGGGCTACAGAATTTACTCTTACATGCTTATCATTTCCTCTTGATGGTGTAAAGTTAATTACTGGAATATCCATAGCTCTTAGTTCGTGGGTCAAAGGTAGTCCTGAAGCCTTAGCTTCAATGATTACCATGTCTGGTTTCCATTCTAAGTATTGTTCATAAGCCACACGCCGGAGTTCTGGAAATTCGTACCTATCTTTAAACGCATCTAGCAGTATTATGTTTTGACCGTCTTCTTCGGTTTCAAATACACCCCAGGTAGTGATAGCTGAGTAATCTGATTTGGTGCCTTTGGTAAATGCTGTGTCATAACTTTGAATAATGTAATCTAATTTAGGTGGGTATTTCTTTTCCCAGTTCTGCCACCAATCTCTTTTAAGTAAAGCTCCCTCTTCCCCGGTCGGAGATTGCATGTATTGGGCGTTCCAGTTACTAACTGGAATAGATGCTTTAGTCTTAAGTAATTC